CTTTTGGACATTTACTCTTAGATCCAATCGGAGATTGAACCCGGTTTGATCACCGCATGAGCCATTTTCGAGTTAGATCGAGATGGACTCACACAACGATACTTGGTAAGACGCTTCTTACGCTGGCGACCATATCGGTCGCGGAATACCCGTACATAGTGGAATTTGTCCCAGCTGAGAGCCTGTTTAGCAGACTCATGATAAAACCAGCCGGTATTTAATTTCCAAAAACTATCATCGGTGTATTCCTGTTGTAAAGTGCCTTGCAAGGAGAGCCAGTAATACGGAAGTTGTGATAACACAACCCGTTTATCAGGCGTTTCTTGCAAACACCGAAAGGAGTACCAACGCGAGCCGTGAAAGAAAACGGCTCGTATAGGGCTCCAATCGACAACAAAGTCCAGATCCAAAGGAAATCCGTATACCGAGTTAACCTTAATCCCAGAATAATCTGGAAAGGAGGGCGGCACACGCAGAATTGGTACACCAAGTGTAGCCAATTCAACTATCAACATATATAATGTTGAACGTATCTCAGAAGGATCCCACCTTCTACATAAGCCGTTAATAATCTTATATAGAAAAGCGGCGTAACGTTGTCTGCCAAGTGTCTCGCCAATGCCTTGCAAATAGAAGGCACGGACGTCGACCCCGTGATAATAGTCGCTACCACAGGACTCGCGGAAAGGGTAATGTACATATGTCTTGTCCAAATTTAAGACAAGACCCAACTCATCGAACACCCGAACTACATATTTATGTAGTTTAGATGGATAAATGAGATCGTCTCCGTAAACGGAGAATGTTCCATGTACATTAGCCAGTGTCCCAACTGCTCTGATAATACAATAAAAGATCAGAGTTTCAACTGGAAAAGTCAGACCATTGCCCATTGGTAAAATGGACTCAGTATAATGCAAGACATCATTCACCATTAGTTGGCGAGTGAAAGTCTTCTTAACAGCATTATACCACTCACGAGGCATGATAGAATTTATCAGCCAAGAAGTAAGTGAATCTGAAGCACGAGAGAGATCCGCTGTCGCGTGTGAACACGACTTGGAGTACCCCTTAATTAGACGTCTATGTCGACTCTGCAGCCGACTGATATCTAATCCATGCTTTGATAAAGCAGAAGATATTAGTCCACCCACACCATAGCTATAAAATAGCGTGATAAGGGTTAAAGGAGTAATATTTCTATCGACCTTCCAAGTCTTTGGAACGTTGATCAAATTAAGGGATTCATGTTCTAAGTTCGGACACCCAATTAAGGCGTCGCGGAGTTCTTTAATGATAACATCATTGTTATAAATGTTATCATTGAACCACTTAGAACACTCTTTTGAGCCCGTGAATGCCTTTACATTGGTTAACTTGTAATCAATGTATGCAAAGGCAAGAGGACATCCAATACTGCTCTTCCTTCCGAAACGACAGAGCGTGATAAGTTCGGTATAATCAATCTTACCGAGTATTGAACGGCAAATTTGCCGCGCCTTCTGAAGAACTCTATGTCCAAGGACAGAGCGTTGCTTCGGAACGCTGATGATCTTCTGGTCAGCAAAATACTTCTCAAGTGTTCGCTGACGAAGTTGTTCATCATCATACTTATCATTCTTAAATCGATACTTCTTAAAAAGTGATTGCATCTGATTCATTGCTTTATAATATGATGGAGCGACGTAACCTAACTCGGGATAAGTATAATCCCGATATGAGGAAATGTCAGTCTTCAGCATATTTTCAGCTTTTGAGCAGAATGCATCACCAAAAGAAGCACGGAAATCCCTAGCTAGGGTGCTATACAATCGTATAGCAACCCTATCGGTGTCATACTTTTTGACACCAGACTTAATACTTTTTACCATGATTATCACCAATGGTAGAGGTTCTTGAAAATTAGCCTGCTAGTAATTGACTAAGCAAGACTACCCGTGTTAATAAAAGATAACACGTCAGCATCACAAAGCAGCTGACAAGCCAGCAAGCGGAGATTATCCACTTGAGCTTGGGACATTTTCGGATGAAGTTCCAATGTACACCTGAATACAGGATATACTGTTGAACCATCAGCCAGAGTAATAGGAGTAACCATAGACATGGTTCGTTTCCCTTTACTCCAAGATCCGTCAGTATTGAGCTTTGGGTTACGGTTTGTAAACGTTGCATTTGTCCGTACCGTGAAATCGGTTTCGGCAGCATCTGCAACATACAAGCCAGAAGAGACATTGACACCGGCAGGTGTCAAAGTAATGGCGGTTCCACCAGTCGCTGATGCGCTGGTAGCGTTCTTCAGAAGACCGAGACTTTGAAGTCCCATAATTTACCTCTTAATATAGTGCAGAAAATTCTGCGCCAATAGAGCAGCTGAGTCAATGGCTTTAGCACTTGTAAAGCCCTCAAACTGCGTGAACAGGGGTAAAGCTGGAGGTGAACTCCCAACCGTACGAGTGTAAGTTTCATGACTGAGATTTACTTTCTCGATAAGTTGCTTTTTATTAGGGTCGCTGCTGTAGTATGCAGAAAGATTCAGCGTAAGCTGTCTCTCAACCTTAATTCCAAGAGTATGACCTAGGATTTGGACATCAGGATTTATCCTTAATGAACCAAGCCAAGATCCTACGGAGAACAACCAATCCACCACAAAACTTAAGCGGGTTAATTCCCACAAAAGTTCTGGGACGTACTCAGGTGAAAGTGACAGACGCTGAGGTAGCGTCGGCAAATTCACGCGCCTGTATTGTACACGCGCGAAAATAGAAACTTTGTCCTTTCCAACAAGTGTTGGAAGGTAAGATATGGACTGGTATCCACCAGGCGTCATATCTTTACGGCCAAGGTCAACATCTCTGCTAATCTTGGAACCGGAAGTATAAATTTTATACTTGTTCAAAGCTTCTACCTGAGTAGTGAGTACATCAACAACACTGCACAAACTAAGTAAGAGTGGTCTCCATCCATAACGGAATTCGAGCCACGAGTCAGCGGCAGCTTTTGCCGCGCCAATCGTCTGATTCAACTCACCTTTGCCTATTCCTTGATGCCAATCACCATTACGCAAGTAACGGAGATATTTGTTTAAAAGATTTAAACGGTGGCCTTTGGAATCTAAGAGGAAATCTCTTAATGACTTAAGGGGTTGATTAATCATACGAATAGTCTCGACGATTTCGCCGAGATTCTCACCTAGATTTGCTTTTGCCTGACCCACATTCCTGTAAGCTCGCTGTACAGCAAGCTGTCCAAGATTTGTGTAATCAGGCGCAGAAAATTGGGAAAACGCATCCTGGATAAATTTTCCAGAAATGTCTCCAATATCAGTGAAAACGAAGGTATATAACCCACTTTTCCACTGAACATTAGCGAGACCAGCGCCTCCTTCAACTTTCTGCCTGCTGACATAATACGGATTCACCCGGTACTCTCCGGGTGTGAATTTACCCGTATTAACCGACGTCTTAGCACTATTAAGCTGATAATGGCTTACATAGTTATAATTCGTCGAACTAACTAGAGCACCTGAACCATTGTAAAGTTGAAGAATCGACTTTACAGTGTAAGGCCTAATGTTAGCTGTCATGCAGCCTCCAATGTTGAAAATATTGGATAGTGAAACCACTCCCTGTGAGTG